ACAATAGGGCTTTATAGAGACACTAGCGAACCACATTCACCAATGAAACCAGAGCAGAAAAAAATAACAATATTCGCAAGTCCAGACGAGGTACGATTGAGATAATTAATAATAAAAACAAAACAAGCCCACCCTCTAAAGGTGGGTTTTTTTATATCCACATATTTATAATATATAAGTATATAATATGTCACAACAAGATATTAAACAAATAGTTGCACAAGAGTATGTAAAGTGTGCAAAAGATCCTGCATACTTCATGAAGAAGTATTGCTACATTCAACATCCAACAAGAGGTAGAATTTTATTTAACCTATACCCATTCCAAGAAGGAGTACTACATTTATTCAGAGATGAAAAAATGCTAATAACCCTAAAGTCAAGACAGCTAGGAATATCTACATTAGCCTCAGCATATGCACTTTGGTTAATGATCTTTCATAAAGATAAAAACGTACTAGCATTAGCTATTACTCAAGCCACAGCTAGAAACCTTGTTACCAAAACGATTTTCATGTATGAGAATCTACCAAAATGGTTACAACTTCCATTCGTAGAGAAGAATAAACTATCAATGAGGCTTAAGAATGGTTCTAAAATAACAGCTAAATCATCTAATTCTGACTCAGCTCGTTCTGAAGCAGTATCACTTTTACTAATAGATGAGGCCGCTTTTATCGATAATATTGAAGAAACGTTTACAGCAGCTCAACAAACATTAGCAACAGGGGGTCAATGTATGGCTCTTTCTACTCCAAATGGTGTAGGAAACTGGTTCCATAAAACATGGGAAAAAGCTGAAGCAGGAGAGAATGGATTTGTTCCTATTAAATTAAAGTGGGATGTACATCCAGAAAGACAACAAGACTGGAGGGATGAACAATCAAGACAATTAGGAGAGAAAATGGCAGCACAAGAATGTGATTGCGATTTCTTGTCATCTGGAGACTCAGTAATTGAAGTTGAGAATATGACTTTTTACGAAGAAACATATGTAAAAGAACCAAGTGAAAAAAGAGGGGTAGATAGCAATCTTTGGATATGGGAATCACCAGACTACCAAAAATCATACATGGTAGTAGCCGATGTTGCTAGAGGGGATTCTACGGACTACTCAGCATTTCATATTTTTGATATAGAAAGTTGTACACAAGTAGCAGAATATAAAGGAAAGATATCACCTAAAGAGTTTGGAAATGTCTTAGTAGGAATAGCCACAGAATACAATGATGCACTACTAGTAATAGAAAATGCAAATATAGGATGGTCAACAATTGAACAAGTAATATCTAGAGAATATAAAAACATATATTACTCATCAAGATCAGATACTGAAACAGTTGAATCTTATATGGCTAAATTTGAAAGAGATAAGTTAGTACCTGGATTTACAATGTCATTAAAAACAAGACCTCTAGTAATTGCTAAGATGACTGAATATGTACGAGAAAGATCAGTTGTGCTACAATCTAAAAGACTACTAGGAGAACTACGTGTATTCATATGGAGAAACGGTAAGGCACAAGCACAATCAGGATATAATGACGATTTAGTTATGGCTTTTGCAACAGCACTATACGTAAGAGATACTGCAATTCGAATGAGACAACAAGGGATGGACTTATCAAGAGCCACAATGAATGCATTTGTTGGACTTAATCAAAGGACTCAAGGAGTATATAACGTTGCACCTAGACAAAATAATCCTTATCTTATGCAAACACCTGGTGGTCAAGAGGATCTTTCGTGGCTATTAGGATAACTTACTATTTATAAATAAAATATAATACAAATGGCAGAAAGAAATTTATTCACCTCACTCCAGAGATTATTCTCTACAGACATATTAGTTAGAAATGTAGGAGGAGATGAGTTGAAGATTGCTGATGTTAACCACATTCAATCAACAGGGAAGTATCAAACCAATTCACTATTGGATAGGTTCTCCCGATTATACATATACAATAACAAAAACGTATTTAATCCGAACCTAAATTATCAAACACTTAGGGTACAACTTTATTCGGATTACGAAGCAATGGATACAGATGCAATTATAGCTTCCACTTTGGATATACTGGCAGATGAATCTACACTAAAAAGTCCAATGGGAGAAGTTCTTTCCATTAAATCTACAGACGAAAATATACAAAGAGTCCTTTATAATCTTTACTACGATGTACTAAATATCGAATTTAACCTATGGTCATGGGTTAGGAATATGTGTAAATATGGGGACTTCTTTTTAAAATTAGAAATATCAGAAAAATTTGGAGTTTATAATGTACTTCCATATACGGTTTACCACATGGTAAGACACGAGGGGATGGATAAAGATGATCCAACCAAAGTAACATTCACAATTGATCCAGATGGTTTAGCAGCAACCTCAGATCCAAATTATATTCCAAATAATAATAAGTCAACCATTACATTAGACAATTACGAAGTAGCCCACTTCCGTCTAATATCAGATACAAATTACCTTCCTTATGGTAGATCGTATATTGAACCAGCTAGAAAAATCTACAAACAATTAACTTTAATGGAGGATGCAATGTTGATTCACAGAATCATGAGAGCTCCTGAAAAAAGAATGTTCTATATCAATGTAGGATCTATTCCACCAAATGAAGTTGAGCAGTTTATGCAAAAGACTATTAGTAGTATTAAAAAAACTCCTTATGTTGATCCTCAAACAGGTCAATATAACTTGAAATTCAATATGATGAATATGATGGAGGATTTTTATCTTCCAGTTCGTGGAGGAGATACATCAACTCGTATTGATACAACTAAAGGATTAGAATATGATGGTACAAATGATGTTGAATATTTAAGAGATAAAATGTTTGCAGCATTGAAAGTGCCTAAAGCATATTTTGGATACGAAAAAGATCTTACAGGAAAAGCAACATTAGCAGCAGAAGATATTCGTTTTGCTAGAACAGTAGAAAGACTTCAAAGAATTGTAGAGAGTGAATTAACTAAAATTGGTTTAGTGCATTTATATGCTCAAGGATTTTCAAAAGAATCGCTTACCAATTTTGAGATTAAATTAACAACTCCTTCAATTATCTACGAACAAGAAAAAGTAGCTCTTTGGAAAGAGAAAGTTGACTTAGCAACTCAAATGCAAACAACAAAACTATTCTCATCTGACTATATCTATGATATGTTATTTGACATCTCAGAGGATAAGTACAACGAAATGAGAGAACTCATCAGAGAAGATGCTAAAAGAGGATTCAGAATATCTCAAATAGAGAATGAAGGAAACGATCCAGTATCTACAGGAATGTCTTTTGGAACACCTCATGACCTAGCATCAATATATGGATCAAGAGAACAAGGAGAATTACCAACAGGGTATGATGAAAATGCAACAATAGGAAGACCAAGAGAAAAATTCTCAATACTAGGAACACAAAAAGATCCAGTAGGAGGAAGAGATAGATTAGGAGTTCATGGAATGAAAGGTGGATATCCAAGTGACAGTGAGAATGTAAGGGAAGGTATAAATAATACAATGTCAGTTTTCTTAAGAAACAAGAATCTGTTTCCAATTAAAAAACAGAATATCTTTGAGGAAGAAGTAGAAACACAATCGGATCTTTTAAATGAAAATAACATTAAAGATTTAGATAACTAAACGCTATTTATAACAAAGACATACCTAAGATGCGTATTAAACATTCGAAATATAAAAACACGGGCTTAATATTTGAACTATTAGTAAAGCAAATAGCAGCGGATACTTTATCAAAAAGAGACTCCCCAGCTTTAACAGTACTAAGAAAGTTCTATACAGGTAACACAACACTTGTAAGGGAATTCAAATTGTACGATTTTGTACTAAAGAATAAAGGCGTAGGGCCAAAAAAAGCAGAATCAATCCTTAGTACAATTGTAGAAATTTCTAGAAAACTGGATGCAAAGTCTCTTGGCAAGCAAAAGTATGAGCTTATAAAAGAACTGAAAAGCCACTATGACTTAGAGGAATTTTTCTCTATTAAAGTACAAGCATATAAACCATTAGCTGCACTTTACTGTTTAATGGAAGCACAAAATACAGCAGGTCTAGTAGATTTGGATGTATTTGTTGATAATAAAACTACTATACTTGAACACTTAACTCAAAGCAAAACTGCAGATGGGCAAGTAAAGAATGCTTTGATTGAAGAATATTCAAAATATGATAAGGATTTAAGACTATTGACATACAAAATCTTACTAGAAAAATTTAACAGTCAATATAAAGATCTACTTCCAGAACAAAAAAATATACTAAAAGAATTTATAGTATCAGTTAGTTCTTCTACAAGATTGAGAAATGTAGTGAATGAGGAAATGACTAAATTGCAAGCACAAATTTCTAAATTAAAAAATAACATTACTGATAAAGTAGTAAAAATTAAATTAGAAGAAATTCAAAAAGTAATTGTTCCAATAAAAAATACTCAAAAAGTAGACGATAATCATTTAGTATCTTTAATGCAGTACTACGAATTGGTAAATGAATTAAAAACTTTATGAAAAGGTCAAAATTACTTGAGATAATAAAAGAGGTTTTAGATGAACGAGAAGGAGGAGCAGTAGGAAACGTAACAGGAGCCATACCAGCATATTCAACACCAAACGCTTTTGCTAAACCAGGACAAGGCAGAAACAGAGCTACTAAAGCAACAGAAAAATTAGGCTTCAAACCAGTCAAAATGAAAAAACGTCCATACAATACTAAAGGATTTACTTACTTAGACGAAAATAAATAACATGAGAACATTACAAGAAAAATATAACGCAATTCAACAAGGAAAATTCTCTAAGGATCATTTCTTAGCTGAAGCTAGAATGCAACAACCACAACTAGTAACTCGTTTCAACGGATACAACGATGCAGTTCAGATCCTTAAAAATAGAGGAATGATAAAAGAGGGAATAGATTTTTCAAACCACTCAGATGATGCAATTGCTGATATGATTGTAAATCTTTCAAGATACGAAGGTAATGAGCAAGAAATAAAAATTGCCAAAGATGAATTAGCTAGAAGAAAAGGCAATGTAGATGAAATATCAGCAGACACTTTTAAAAGTGCAGTAGATGTAGCCAAAGGAAGAGGCGAAGATAGAAGAGCATCTAAACTGGGATCTACATTCTTAAATTCCTTTGTAGAAAAACCCTTAATGGGAGGTACAATTTCAAAAATTGATATACAAAAACCATCATGGGGAGATTATTTTGATGTTACATTAGAAGTACTTATACCTACACAAGGAACAGATGGAATGTATGATAAGCCAAAATATCTATACTACGATGTAGAAAATGATGATTGGGGTATGAAAGGAAAAGGGTTAGAAGTTACAAGACAAGATGCTAGAGTATTATCTCAAATAGCCATCAAAATAAACCCAGACACTAAATATGGACAAGGAACACAGCATTTTGATATAATTGGAATGAACGAAGCAAAACAACCAAAAGCAACAAAAAAAGGATTAGCAGATTACAGATATAAACCAACTAATGAAATGGATAAGTATCCATACGAACAAATCCTAAGAGGATTGAGAGTTGAGTTAGAAGGATTAGGAGTTCAAGGAACACCAACTGCAGAACAATATGCAAAATCATTAGCAAAAGTATCTAAAAATTTAGCAAAAGATCCAATCTTTTATACAAACCAAGTAGCAGGAGTTAATCCAAATGTAGATCTACACGATCAAATGGTAACTGCTACAGCAAAAAATACAGTAGACACTTTCAACGGAATGAAAAAAGCTGCATTGAAAGAAGGGTTCAAAAAACTAATCAAAAAAGTACTATCTGAAGACGCAGGTAGAGCATCAAGAGGAGTTGAGTACGGACAACCAAACCAAGAAGAAAACGACTTTTACTCAGACCTAAAAAACTACAAAGACGAAAAACAACAAAAACCAAGATTTACATATAACGATCATGGAGATTTTGGAGATGAAACAGAATTTGGTGATGAACCAGAAGAACGTGAAATGTTCGAAATGTATGGAGAGGATAGTATAGACGAATCTAAAGTAGGAGACCTTTACATACTAGCTCAAGAATCTGAAGGATTTGAAGACTTTGTACGAGCAGTGGAAAGAGAATATGGAAGAGCACAAGATACAGCGAAAGACATTGAACAACTAGAATACATATTTAATAGTGCAAGAGAAAATGGCTATGACGATGAGAACTTCTCAGATCCATTCATTGATGGAGAAGAAGAAGATGATATCTCGCATCCAAGAGGGTATGAAGAAGCTAGCGATGAAGAAGATTTTGATGATTTATTTGAATCAGTAACAAAAACTCAAATACAAGATGCTATACAAGCAATCGTAACATATCACACTCTACCATCGCAAATAGATCACAGAAGGCCATGGCAGACAAAAGCCGATAGAGCTGAAGAATTCTTACAGTCCTTACCAAATGGTGATGAATATCTAGATCAAGCTAGAGAACAAATAGACTCTTACTATACACAAGATACAGAAAGTGGTATGTCTTCCTCAGATTACGATGAACTATTCGAATCAGTATCATTAAAAGACATACTATAATGAACAATCCACTATTAATAAATGTAACTCCTTTCAAAGGACTTCTTACTGAATCAAAAACCAAACCAGGTGTTTTTGAGGTAACAGGTATCATGCAAAGAGCAGGAGCTAAAAACCAAAACGGAAGAATCTACAAAAGAGAAATACTTGAAGATCAAGTAAGAGAGTATGTAGAGAATTTTGTAAAGGTAGGAAACGCTTATGGAGAATTAGATCACCCAGAATCAGCAATCGTATCTTTAAAAAATGCATCACACGTTGTGAAAGACTTATGGTGGGATGGAGACGATTTAATGGGTAAAGTAGAATTACTAAACACACCTTCAGGAAACATCGTAAAAGAAATACTAAGAGGAGGACATACAATAGGAATTTCATCAAGAGGAACAGGATCAGTAACACAAACAAATGAAGGAACATTGATGGTTCAACCAGACTTTGAATTAGTATGCTGGGATTTCGTTTCTAATCCTTCTACACAAGGAGCTTTTATGAATCCAATTTCACTAAACGAAGGAAAACAAGCAGTAGGAAAATACGATAGATTAGATTCTATCATTAACAATATATTAAGAGCATAATGGAAAACAATTTCGACATGCACCAATGGCGTGCAAATCACTTAGAAAAATTAGTAAAAGAAGAAAAAGCATTAGATATGAGTAGAGAAGCTTCTCAAGCTTTGGAAGATGCTTATGAAAATGTAAAAAAAGTATATGCTACCTTTGGCAGAGATTCTAGATTTAACGATGTAGTAGACAAAGCCGATGAGCAGATGATACTTAGTATACTACAAGCTATAAACAATAAATTACTAGGACATTCAGATAATATAGGGTATGGCTCAGGAGCCAAATTAGGATACAAAGGATACTAAACAAAAACACAGCCCACCCCATAAAGGTGGGTTTTTTATGTTTTGGAAAACCGTATATATTTATTTAAGAATATATCACGATCTTATGTGATATCTACTACAAAGTAAAACACTATTACGCTACTACCTAATAAGCGTACGACAATCAAAAAACAAATTAAAATGTCAAACAAAGATTTATTAAAGCAAGCTATTGCTGAAGCGAAAACAATTCGTGAAGCTGCAATCGCCAACGCTAAGGAAGCTTTAGAAGAAACATTGACTCCACATCTAAAAGAAATGTTAGCTCAAAAGCTACAAGAAATAGAAGATAAAGAGGAAATGGAAGAAACGGTAAATGGGGCAGAAGCCAAAACATTTGCAGAAGATCCTAGCGCACACGGTAACATTGTAAAAGAAGAAGAAGAAGAAGAAGCTCCTGAAGAGGATGAAGCTCCTGAAGGAGAAGAAGGTGAAGAAGAAGAGGAATTAGAAATCGAAGACATGTCTGTTGAAGATTTAAAAGACCTAATCAGAGACATCGTTGCACAAGAAGTAGGTCATGACGAAGAAGCAGAAATCGAAACTGGTGAAGAAGCTCCTGAAGGAGGTGACATGACCAGCATGGATGATTCTGAAGAAATTGATATAAATGAACTATTAGCAGAACTAGAAGGTATGGACAAAAAAGGAATGGAAGAGTACACATCTGCACCAAAAGACAGAGGAACTTCTCAAGGTAAGGATACGGGTAAAGAGGCTGACATTCAAATCACTAATGCAATTAAGTCAATTGCAGCAAAAACTGGAAAATCTTTTGATGCAATTTCTAAATTCCTTTACGGAGATAAACCAGCAGGAACACCAGAAATGGGAAGCTTTGAAGAAGCTAAAATGGGAGCAATGAAGAATAAACGTATGGAGGAGGAATTAAACGAAGCTTTACAAGCAG